ATTTGCTCAATTAAGTCATTGTTGTTAGTGCCTATAGAACGTGCATAAGCACGATAGATTTGTTTAGCGTCATTAGTAATCATGATTTGCTTAGGAATCTTAGCCTCACCGTATTTTGGCTTTCCGCTCATAAATTCTCACTTTGTGATTGTGTATGGATACAATCAATCTAGCATGATAAAATCAAATGTTAAATGCCTGTAGGAATAAAAATATGTTTATAGATATATAGATAAAATTACCCACTTTGGTATAAGTGGGTAATTGGCAATTATTTACTTTTATTGATGTATCAGTAAGCTAAGTTCTTGAACTCTGAATACTGGCCATCAAACAGCAACCTGTCTGTTCCCGTTTCGGCGTTACGTGCCTTTGTGGTAATCAATTCAGCCACACCTACATCTGTGGTTTCTCTATTGTAGTATTCATCACGATAGATCATGGTGATAGCGTCTGCATCTTGCTCAATGTTCCCGCTTTCGGATAAGTCACCCATGGTAGGCCTCTTGTCTGTCCGGCTTTCAGTGGCTCGATTCAATTGAGACAAAGCCAGCACCGGACAATTAAGTTCTCCCGCTAATTCCTTGAGCATTCGGCTGGTGTCGCCAACTTTGATCCGAAAGTCCCTGCCATTGGACTTGTCATTCCTAGCAAGCAGGGTGAGGTGATCTACTACAATCAGTCCCACGTCCCCAGTCCTGGCTCTTTTCTGTCTGATAGTGTTTCGCATTTCCATGGGAGAAATACTGAAATTGTCACACACAAACAGCCTTGAATCAGCCAATATTTGCGACTGAGTTAGATTGAAAAATTCGTTCCACTCACTTTGAGTGAGTTGGTTCTTCACGAATTGATTTAGACAGGTTCGGGTGATCTTAGCAGCTAACCTAACCGCTAAGTCTTCCTTGGATGTTTCCAGGGAGAAAACAAAAACATTTTCCTTTAAAGAGTTAGCAACGTGCCAGGCGATCGCCATAGCACAAGCAGTTTTACCCATGCTTGGCCTCCCGGCTAAGATGTAAAGTAATTTTTTATGCAACCCTCCTAAACGATTGTCCAGATCATAAAATCCTGTTTTGATAGGGGCGGGTCGTTCCCCTTTTTGGATTTCATACTTCTCTGTGTACAAAGAAGTAACGGCACTACTGATATGGACTAATTCTGACTTTGCTTCGGTAGTGCTTATGTCCAGAATCTTCCGTTGACACTCTTCAACGGCTTCATGGACAGACAAAGAAGCATCCCATGCTATTCTTAATGACTCGTTAAGAGTCTTGATTAGCTGTCGTCGCTGGTATTTTTCCACAACCAACCCTGCTAAAGCGTCAATGTTGACAGCCGAAACGGTACGGTCTATTAATGTAGCCAATTTATTTCTGCCACCAATTCTTGTTAGTTGATCGTTATCGGCTAAGTAATTGGCCATAGACAATAAATCTGTAGGTTTGTGTTGAGCATGAAGGTGTAAAGCAGCCTTATAAATGACTGCGTGTGCATCAACATAGAACCCTTCAGAGGGTAAGAGATCAGATACTCGCGCGATCGCTTCGGGATCTAGTAAGATTCCGCCTAAAATAGCTTCTTCAGCCTCAATGCTTTGAGGTGGTACTAAAGTTTCTTGAGTAAACATGGTAGTTGACCTGGGTATTGTTAATTGTTATGCGGATACTGATAAATGTTTAGACCAATCAAAGTTGGCTTGATTGATTAATGCGTACTCCAAATACGCTTGATTCCAACTGCGCTTGCTATAAAATTCTTCTAGGCTCTTGCAGTTGATGTACTGTTCCCATACGACCTGATGCTGCATAGGCAGCCACGTTAATACAATTTCAGGAAGGGGTGTTACAGCCACCTCTTTTTTGGTTTTGATGGAATATTCCTTCCATCGGATTTCTAGGTTGTTAGTGTCCTTTTTGAAGTGGCTGTAGACGTTAGCCCTCGCCTGATGGATATCAGTGCCAAACTGCGACATCCACTGCAACGCGAGCCATTGCCAAAACTCATTATCTAATTGACAATCTTTTTTCCACGGTCCATCTGGTAGCCATTCCCAGGCTATTTCTTTAGCGGTCTTTCTTTTTCTTCCAAATGGTTCGACGATATTCGCTTTGTCAAGACGCGCCGGGGCGGCGGGCGCAAATTGACCCTCTGGAGGGGTTATCGGGTTATGGGAAAGACTTCCTTTTAAATCAGAAGTTCTAGAGTGGTTTGGGGTTAACTCTTGTCCAGTCAACTCTTGTCCGCTTAAATCCTCTTCTGTGCTTTCTTTAGATATTTCTTTCTTAAATACTTCTTGGAATAAGTATTTATTATGTACTGGATTTTCCGCTTGTGGAAAATCCACTTGTGGAAAATCCACTTGTGGAAAATCCACTTGTGGAAAATCCACTTGTGGTTTACCTCGCCTGTTTTTGGGTGCAGGCGGATTTTCGCTCGGCACTTCTCTGATCGTGGATTCGTATCCCACGATTTTCCCCTTTTCTCGCACTTGTTCACGGGTTAAGTACCCAAGTCTTTCTAGTTCCTGAAGACCTGTTTTCACGGCTGTTTCGCCGTCCATTTCAGACTGTGTAGATAGATGTTCTATACTGACTTTCCATCCATCTGGATAAGAAAGTAACAAGTGGTGTAGTCCACGCGCTTTGAAGCTCAACCGCGTATCTCTAATAGCCGCGTTGGCTATTACAGTATAGTTCTTGGAATGCTGGACTCTTATTGTTTCCCCCATTACACACCTCCACGGACGTGCAACAGTTCATTGACAAAAACCAAAAGATGACTCATGATTAAGATGCTCCTAGTTATAAAAACGTGAGTAGGGGCTGCCACCGCACTGCTGACAACAGTGCGGTGGCTTTTTATTATTATACTACTTTGCCAGTGTTTTGGCAAATTCTAGTATTTCGGGGAAAATACTGGGGTTTTCGTCCAGTATTAAAGCGATCGCTTTAATTTCCTGCTCTAATGACACAGGAACTTTGATAGCTTTGGTTTTACCGGACTTCCATCCGGGCCTAAACTGTGCTGATTTAGGTGGTACGGCGTTTTTATTTGCCATGTCTTTTTTAAGTTTCAACAAAATTATAATAACTTAACCGCTAGTAACTTGGGAATAGTGCCATAAAAGATTTTCTTATACTAAGTAGAAATGAGTAGATAAATGAAGGCGATGGACTTGCCTTCTGATGAGTAGAGGCAATCTTGATCCGATAAAATCCATCTTTACTTGTGGATGGAGATATTTGATAATAGTTTTGCAAAAGAAAAGCCCTGGATGATTCCGGGCTTTTGTATGTTTGAGTTGAATATGGATTATTCAGGCAAGGGTTGAACCTTCCAGCCTTTTATCCAATCTGCATTTTCGGTAACAAATTTTAGGTCGTCTTGATACTTTTGGTTATTCAAGAAAAATGATTTATTAGCCATCCTTAATAAATCCAAGCCGTCTTCATCTTTAGCATAAAGACCACATTGGGTCTTATTGTCTATTTCAAATTGTCTAACAAGGTGGCACTTTGAAGCCACGTTATACATTTGACACCCAAAGCTGTTGATATTCTCGTTAAAATAGGGACATTGGATTTCCTTGCATATACAAACAGTCATTGCTTTTGCTCCTACAAATATTTTGGATTTGGTCTATGTTTGCGACAATAACCAGTTTTGCTTCTGGTCTCAGTTTTTATCCCCTGCTTCTTGCAGGTCAAGCAAAGCTTGTATTCCCTATCCTTCCAAGTTACTTTTTTGGCTCACCACCTAATTTATTTGCTATTCTGGTCCAATCGCTTGCAAGCGCGATCGCATATTCTTTGAATATCCTGACGATATCCTCTGGTACTTCCAGTGAAGCAACAAAATTTTCGTCAGCGATTTCCTGCGGGTAAACCTTACGTGTTTCTGGATCAAAACAAAGAGCTGTTAAAAAACCAGGTTCTTGTTGGAAAACCAGATACCATTTATCTGGTGTGTGTGGATTTACACCAATTTCTCCAGATCCTTTATTGTCTATCATGCCTTTATTCCAAAAAATTTACCAATCATTGCTGATGGCTTCGTTTAAAACAAAATTATGAAAGATCAACTCTTCCGTATCAGAGTTTTTTGCATGAAAGTCTCCTGCTTTTTGTGCGGCTACTTCAGGGTTTGAATTATTTGCCTGAAACTGAAGCTGGGATATGGCAAAGATTAAAAAGATTGCAAAGAGAGCTGACACTGCCAATACTACAATGACGGCTACTCCACAAGTGTCAATTGTACTGTAATCAAATTCATTTTTCTCACTCATAGCCACCCTACTTTATTGAATAAGATTATCTTGCTACCCTTTACTACCGTTTGTCAATAAGTAATTACATATTAATTTATACACTCTGCTTTTGAGACACTTGTGCAAATAAAAGCCACCCACTTAGGTGGCTACTAACTCTTATTGTTGGGATACAGGATTGTAAAACCTGCACTTGCTTCCGACTTTTGCAAATATTGGTTCTAGCTCGTCTTTTAGTTCTTGCTTATCATCTTTTTTACATTTAAGGACTTTGATTATTTCCGTGAGAGGGAAATAAGTATCGTTGCAGTCGCCTTCGTAGGTGTAAATTTCGCCATGTTTCTCAATGATAAACCCTGACAGGGTACAGTTCAAACAGCTTTTCATTTTCTAATCTGATTTAAAGAATAAGCCTTGTGTATTTTCCCGTTGATACGAATCTCTATAAAACTCCATCTACACCCCGGAGGGGCTAATCCTGGGGTATGGAAACCAATAAAAATACCTTTCAGCCACCCATTGCTAGGATGTTTGTACTCAACTTTATCCC